AGTTGATTATGTATTGAGTCTTACTCCACAAGGTAAGTGGACGATGGATAATGGACAGGATGTTCATTTTATCTTAACAGGCGGTGAACCTCTGCTAGGGTGGCAAAGGTTATACATGGATCTATTTAAACACCCTAAAATGGGAGATCTAAAAAATGTTACATTTGAAACAAATACAACGCAACCTCTTAGAGATGATTTCAGAGAGTGGCTCAACAACGAAAGATCATTTCATATCACTTGGTCGTGCAGTCCGAAACTTTCCGTTAGCGGAGAGCCTTGGGATACTGCTATCAAGCCTGATATTGCTAGGCAGTATTTTGATGTACCTAATAGTAGTATGTATTTCAAGTTTGTTGTGGCTACCGAAGAAGATGTGGATGAAGTTTCCAAAGCAGTTGAGGCGTACCGTAGCGAAGGAATCGATGTTCCGGTCTATGTTATGCCGCTTGGGGGTAGGTCGGAAGAATACAAACTCAACACTAGAGGAGTCGCAACATTGGCAATGGAGCGAGGTTGGCGCTATACACCCAGACTACACGTCGACATCTTCGGAAACGCCTGGGGAACATAAACAAGAAACACTAGATGAAAAAGCAAGAAAGGCAGGACTATAATGTTAGATAAACTTAAAAAAATGTTTAATAAAAATCATGTTCCTGCTTCTGTATCAAAAGAACCTGGAACTGATGCAAAAGCAGAGGCAACAAAAAAGAAAGAGCCATATGTAGCAGTTCTTAACGTAGAAATGAAAGACAACAATCCACGTAACGGTTTCTTTGAACTTGACTGGAATGAGTACTTTATTAGAGAACTTAGACTAAACGGTTATCAAGGCGATAGCGAAGAAGAAATTGTTGACGGATGGTTTAAAGAATTGTGTGGTAATGTTGCACAAGAACAAGGTGTAGCAAGTCCAGAAACTAAGATGGGTGCTGGCTTTGTAAACACAAAAGATATAGGAAACGGTAAGGCAGAGGTTAGTTAATGCTACAAGTTTGGAAAAGTATACACCCACTAAATGAATATGCTCCTACATGGAATATTCCTTTTTGGAATGCTGTATATCCTAAGCCTGAAGAAATTGATTTTATTAGAAACTGGCTAATTGATAATGAAGAAAAACTTATCAAGATGTTAAAGAAAGATGGCGGCGGTGACGATGGTGGTACAGGACTAGGTGAAAACAGTCTTACTGCTCAGTACAGTGCATACAATCTTTTTCAAATTACACAGAATATTCCACAGTTTATGAATTTGTTAAACTGGATTAGAGAACAGTATATAGAATACATGAAATCTAATAGCACAACAATAAGAAATTTATATATGTATAGTTGGGCAAACGTAGTACACAAGGGACAACCTATTACGCAACACGGACATGGTGCTCAAAACTTTTCTTACCTAAGTGGTAATATACACTTTGACAACTATGACACTCAGACTATATACTATTGTCCTGTAGATGAACAAGTTAAAGTAGGATTTGAAAATGTTAAGGGTGGACTTACATTCTTTCCTAGTTATGTATTGCACAGTGTACCAGAACACATGCAAGATAATAAAAGAGTAAGTGTAGCATTTGATCTATTTGATCATGGCTTTGCTCCGCAAGAAGATTTAGATAAAGCAATTCAACTCAAAACAGTAGGATACTAATGACAAAAACAATTATAAAAAAGCAAAGTAGATATAAAAAAGAAGACTATCAAGTACTTGCTGATTGTATTCGAAGTGATCAATTAAGTGCAAAGCAGGTGCATGAAACTATGGTATACAATCCCGACTTTGCTAAATGGTATAAAATGAAATATTTGATGAGGAAATAATGACTTATATTCTTGTAGATACAGCAAACACATTTTTTCGTGCTAGACATGCAGTAAGAGGAGATGCTGATATTAAGATCGGTATGGCACTACATACTACATTTCAAAGCATTAGAAAAGCATGGAAAGACTTCGACGGCAGTCACGTAGTATTCTGCCTAGAAGGACGTAGTTGGCGCAAAGACTATTACGAACCATATAAACGTAATAGACAAGAAACTCGTGATGCACTTACTGTTGCACAACAAGAAGAAGAAACTGTGTTCTGGGAAACATTTGATGAGTTTACAGGATTTATTCGTAACAAAACAAATTGTACTGTATTACAACACAAACAACTTGAAGCAGATGATTTGATTGCAGGTTGGGTTCAAGCACACCCTAATGACGATCATGTTATTATTTCAACTGATGGTGACTTTGCACAACTTATTGCACCTAACGTTAAACAGTATAATGGTGTTATGAAGACAACCATTACACACGAAGGTTACTTTGATGAAAAAGGTCAACATGTAATCGATAAGAAAACAAAACAAGCAAAGCCTGCACCTGATCCACAATGGTTATTATTTGAAAAATGTATGCGTGGTGATACAAGTGATAATGTGTTTAGTGCGTATCCAGGTGTTCGTAAGAAAGGCACTAAGAACAAAGTTGGTTTGCTAGAAGCATATGACGATAAAGATGCAAAAGGTTATAACTGGAATAATCTTATGCTACAACGTTGGACAGATCATTTAGGAGAAGAACATCGTGTACTAGACGACTACACTCGTAATGTTACACTTTGTGACTTGACAGCACAACCTGATGATATTAAAACTTTAATTGCTACAACTATTGCTGAAGCAATCGATGGTGCAAAAGATATTAAACAAGTTGGTGTGCGACTAGTACAGTTTGCTGGTTCATACGAACTAAACAAAATAACAGAACAGGCTCAGTCATTCGCTGAACCTTTAAACGCAAGATACGGAGGAAAACATGCAACAACTATTAGCCAAGCAGTTAGTGCCTAATAAGTTTTGGATTGTACAAGACAGAGGTAGAAAAGTTGGTACACTACAAAAAGATACTAACTGTTACTATCTAGTCACAAAACTAGAAAAAATTAAGTTTGACACAATCGACGAAATACATCAAACCTTCGGCGATAACTTCTTTGAACAAGTTAAACAAAAGATTGAAAAACAAGAACAGAAGCACGAGGTATATAATTACCCAACAAGCACAAAGCCTTTTAATCCTTTGTATGATGTTAAAAAAGGCTTACCACTGTTTAGTAAAAGCAGAAAATCAAAAAGCCTTTACTGTGCAGGATATTACTGTATTAAATTTGACAAAGGTTGGGTTAAATCATTCTGTCCTAAACTTATAACACTACAACGTTATGGGTTTGAAGGACCATTTACAACAGACTTAGAAATGAAGGAAACATTGGCACGTGTCTCGAAACAATCTTAATACTATTGCTATCGAAAACTTCTTGCAATCTGTTAAGGTAGCACAACGTACATCTGCTAAAGAACTTAAACTTGATGCAAAACAGTACAGAGACCTTGCAGATAGTATTAGCATGGTTATGACACGCCTAGTTGAACTACAGGATTCACAACAATCTGTTGAGCCTGAAGTAACCATACAAATGGACGGTGGTAAACTTTAGTAAAAAAGGATAAATATATACGTAGTTAATAAGGAAATTACGTATATGAGTAGACCTAAACCAAAAGTACTTTTAAAGTACACCGATAAAAATACATTTAGAAGTGAAGAAGTTCTGGCCGCGGAGGCTATCTGGGCAGTATTTTATCAAGGCAAACCTTTTAATTTAAAAAGCAGTAGTGCAGTAAGTCCTACTCCAGGACCTAAATACAAGAAGGTAAGTTTTAGTAATCCAGGTCATGCTCATAATCTAGCAAAAAAACTTAACAAGTTGTTTCAAACAGACGAGTTCAAAGTAGTAGAATTAACTAACGGAAAAATCCTGTAATGGACAAAAAGACCGCCTACACTAAAACATTCTTAATCGCGGCTGAAAAAGACACTAGCGAAGAAAGCCTTAAGAAATATCATATGCTGTTATGGCAGAACATTCGTGAAAAGGGCGATAGCGGACTACGTTTAACCAAAGAAGGATTTGAGTTTGTTGTTGATCAAGCAGATTTAAAAGTTCACGAAATACAATTTCCAAACGATATACAATTTACACCACAAGTATTCTTATACTTAGATCAATTTATTGATACACCATACTATGTTACTAAAAAACGCATCTATGTGCTAAGTGAAAAAATGGCACTACAACTTATGATGTTTGCGGGTGATATCAAACAGTACGGTCTTGCTCGTGCTATGGCAAAAGAATTGGAAGATTAAATCCTGTTTTTGCTTGACCTCAAACTAAAAAACATATATACTATTACATAAAGATATACCATTATCTGATTACACTATAGGAGAATCAAATGGCAAAGAAAATTACAGCAGTTATCTCGGAGACTGAATTTGAACAAAACTTCGGGTTTAAAGAAACAAGCGGTCTATTTCAAGATCCAAA